CTAAAACAAGCAATTAGGACAGTACCTGACTTTCCTATACCTGGAATACAATTTAGAGACATCACAAGCCTCATAGAAAATCCATTAGCATTTAACAAAGCACTAGTAGACTTAACAACCTTATCTTTTAAAGCAACAAAAATAGTTGGTATAGAAAGTAGAGGTTTTGTGTTTGGTGCCCCAATTGCCAGAGACTTAGACTTACCTTTTATCATGGCAAGAAAGCCAGGTAAATTACCCAACGAAACATACAAAAAAGATTTTGATTTAGAATACGGCAGTACCAGTTTAGAAATTCAAAAAAATACAGAGTTTGTAGAAACTGATAAAGTTGTTATCATGGACGACTTAATAGCAACAGGCGGTACAGCAATAGCATGTGCTGATTTAATACATGAAAATTTTAATGTGCCAAAAGAAAATATCACAGTACTGGCAGTAATAGACTTGACAGACTTAGGTGGATTTGCTAAAATAACTGAACAAGGATACAACGCCGGGGCCCTTATAGAATATGAAGGAGAATAAATGGCAAGACCACAACAACAACAAAAGCCAGTAGATAAAAAACTGGAAGAACTTAAAAAGAAACAAGCACGGGATAGACGCAATGGCTAAAAAGCCTCTGCTACAAATTAAAGATATAATGGCGGCAGTAGATCGCAAAGACTACAACTACTATACTAATCTTACAGACGAACAACGCAAAAGTTTAAACTTGTGGATGACTCAGCGATATGCTAGTAGTGTACAAGGTAAATTTGCAGGTCACTATCTAGTAATGATAAATGAATTTATGAATACTAACTGGAGTGATGTAAGTAAGCATCCAGAACTGCAATGGAAGTTGATGTGTTTAGCAGGAGTGGGCAAAAGCCAATTTCACCCTTTTGTAAAAGTGCCTAAAGCAAAACGTAAAAAAGATAAAGTTGAAGAACTAATTAGAGAAATATTTCCGTTAGCAAAGAGCGATGAAGTAGAGTTATTGCTAAGTATTAACACTAAAGAAGATTTAAAAGTATTAGCAGAAATCAATGGTATCGATGACAAAGAAATAAAGGAAATATTTAAGTGAGTTTAACTTGCACATATTGTAAAAAGACATTTATGAGTGAAAGAACTCTAAGTGCTCATATGTGCCCACAAAAAAGAAGGCACACAGATAAAGATTTAACTCATGTAAGATTAGCATTCAGAACTTATCAAAAATTTTATGAAATAAACATGCATAATGCAAAGACAAAAACGTATGATGAATTTGCTGAAAGCAAATACTACACAGGTTTTGTAAAGTTTGGTAGAAAAATGGTTAAAGAAGATTTACTAGAGCCAAACAATTATGCAGAATGGCTAATTAGAGAAAGTGTTAAATTAGCAGACTGGACAAAAGATGCTACATATGACGTTTACTTAAAAGAATTGATTAAAAAAGAACCTGCACAACGAGGCATAGAAAGAAGTGTTAAATGTATGCAGGCATGGGGAGAAGAGAAAAGTGAAGACTGGGCAGATTACTTTAGAAAAGTAGCACCGCAACTAGCAGTCTATCACATAAGGGGTGGTAAAATTTCTCCATGGTTTTTATTCCTAAGCGAAAGCGGACAAGAACTATGGGGAAAGTTTAACAGTGAACAAGTTGAACTTATAAAAGATATTGCTGATCCAGGATTTTGGAAAAGAATATTTTTAAAAAACACAGAAGAAGTTAATCTAGTACAAGACATAGCGGAGGCGTCAGGATTATGAACGTAAAAATAGTAAGTCACAGCCAAGCACCATATAATGATGCTTTGCACAAACATTCAGCATTAGACTTAATAGCCTATTGCGCCAGGGTAAGTAACCCAAACAATCAAAATAATATAGAAACAAATGAAAAACTTGTGAAGTATTTGATGAAACACAAACATTGGTCACCACTTGAAATGGTGTCAGCATGTTTGGAGATTGAAACAACCAGAGACATTGCACGTCAAATACTAAGGCACAGAAGTTTTAGTTTCCAAGAGTTTAGTCAACGTTATGCTGACCCTACACAGGATCTAAGTTTTGAAATCCGTGAGGCTAGATTACAAGATCTTAAAAATAGACAGAACAGTATTAAAACAGATAACGAAGAGTTAGAGTTGGAATGGAGACAAAAACAAGAGGATCTAATTAGACAAGCAACAGACACATATACTTGGGCAATAGAAAACGGTATTGCTAAAGAACAAGCAAGAGCAGTATTACCAGAAGGTAATACAATGAGCAGAATGTATGTTAACGGTACGTTGCGTAGTTGGATTCACTACATTGAATTACGTGGTGCAAATGGTACACAGCAAGAGCACATTGACATTGCTCATGCAGTAGCAGATGTTATAGCAAACATATTTCCACTTGCAGAAGAATTTAAAGGTAAAGAGATATGAAAAAACGAGAAGAAATGTTAGTAATCACAATGGAGGAATGTGCAGAACTTATTCAGGCATGTAGCAAAATGATAAGATTTGATGAACCGTGTGATTATAAACAATTACAAGATGAGATCGGCGATGTCATGTGTATGATAGATATACTCAAAAATGGCGGCCTTGTTACTGATGAACAAATACAAAAACGTATGGCAGTTAAAAAAGAAAAACTAATGAAGTGGAGTTTATTGTTCAGTGAAGATTGATTTTGATGTAGATATCGATATGGCTAACCGCGATAAACTGCTTTGTGTGTTAGATAATATCACAGGTAGTATCAAACGTCCAGGTGGCATGGAAAAACACAACACAGGCGTTTATATACAGCCTATACCCCATGATCCTGTAACAGGGTTAAGTAATATTGATCACAAAGAAGCAGATGATTTAGGTTATTTTAAATTAGATGTACTAAACAATAGTGTATACAACAATATAGAATCAGAGCAGGAGTTAGATAGATTATGTAGTCAAGAACCTGTATGGGATTTATTTGGTGCTAAAGAAATAGTAGAGCAACTATTTCATATTAGTAATCATTTTGATATTGTAAACCAACATAAGCCTACAAACATAGATCAACTAGCAATGATACTTGCAATGATAAGGCCTGGTAAAAGACATTTAGTCGGCAAAAGTTGGAGTGATATTGAAAAGGAAGTTTGGATCAAAGGTGACAATGACACATACTCCTTTAAGAAGTCTCATGCATATAGTTATGCGATGGCAATAATTGTTCAGTTAAATAAGTTAGTCAGCCTTCTTGACTAATTGAATTGTTCTTCTTTTAATTCTTTTCTTAACTAGATTATGAATGCTGGTCACTGGACCAAATATAACATCTATATCTTTGTTATTGAATGTTTTTAAACAATTCCTAAATTCTCTCATCTCATTAAATAAAAACACATCAATAGGGATTTGCCGATTACTTTCCCACCACCATGTTTCTCCTAATTCTACAAATTGTTTCTTTTCTTCGGGTGCAACTAGCACATTATAATCGTAGAAAGATGTGACTGCATTGTCTTGATTTTGAACTATACCAAAGTATTCCTTCTCACCATAAGTAAGCATAGTAAAGAAAGGAAACTTTTCTTGTATTTCCTGTTGGTCCTGCATATTTTTATTTATACCTTTGTAGATAAATACATTATAAGGAATGAACATGTATGAGCAATTTAACACTATTAATGTATCAATCAAACACACTGAATCTTGTAAAGAAGCAGGAAAATTATTATGTGGATAACAGAAGTATGAACAGAAAAGAATTTATAGTACACAAAGGTATGGACAATATCGTGTACATCAATATTACAAATCAAGATAGAAAAAAAGAAAATGTGTATAATAATGATATACAAGCAGACATTATCAAATACTCTACTAACGAAAAAGTATTGACAAGGTTTGCAGTACCTGGTCTTAATAAAGGTACAGCAGAACTCAAACTGTCAGAAGAAGATATGAATTCCTTAGTTGAAGGGCAATACAAAGTTTCATTTAAAAATGTTGCAGACGATGGCACTAAGACTCCGATCTATTCTGATTACAATAATGGAATACTTTGCACATTAATAGTAAAGAATGATGCAAACCCAACTCCAGTAGCAACGCAGGTTGCAAATGTTTGGAGCCAAACTAAAAATACTGGCAACGGTGATGCCGCAAATGAATTCACTAGTGGTTCATTCGAAGGTAATCAACACAAAAACTTTAGAGATGCAACTCATACAATAGGCTTATACTCAACTACATTTACAGGTAATGTTTTTGTAGAAGGTAGTTTAAGTTTACAAGCACCATCAAGCGATGATTCCAATTGGGCAAGTGTTCCTGTAGTCAACAATTTAGAAAGAATACCAATGGCAAATGTGTCTGGTGTAACTTATTACAGTTTCACAGGCAACTTTAATTTCTTAAGATTTAAATATTCTCCTGGTCCAACTAATTCAGGATCATTTGATAAAATCCTCCTCAGAAATTAAATATTACTATGCATAAGTTGAACAACGGCATCCACGCCTGTGTGTTTCCTACTAGGTGTGGCACACGGTGGATAGGAAAAAAATTATTTGATCATAATTTATTGGATTATGCCGCACCTCATCATATGTTTGATTTAAATGAGTTTGATAGTAATTTACAAAATATCATGTTTGTACGAAATCCATTTACAAGAGAACGCAGTATATTTAGATGGAAAGCCATCATTCAAAAAGATGTGTATGAAAATATAACTTTTAGTGACTATGTAAACAGCGAATTGTTTTATCACGAGCCATCTTATATAGGAACATATCAAGACAACATAAACTTAATTAATAAATTTGTACATTTAGAAGATATAAGTGATTTTTTACATAAAACATTTAACATAAAAAGCGAGTACATACTCGATTATCATTTCCCAGTAGATGATTTAGACGATGTATCTGCATTTGATAATAACATGAAAGATCGTGTACTAGAGAAGTATGCACAAGATATAAAACTGATAGATTTTAACTTGACTTCATACATATAATCTAGTATAATAACAGCAATGGAGCACTCTGACGCAATACAACAGGTACACGAGTTACTAACATCTCATATACCGCATAAGCATAAAAAGACACCTGCTGGTTGGGTAACTTTTAGTTGCCCTATGTGTAACGATAGAAGAGGTAGAGCAGGTGTAATTGCCACTGGTCCTAAGATTGCGTATAACTGTTTTAACTGTGGCTTCTCTACAGGATGGAGTCCTAGCAAAAAGATTGGTAAAAAGTATAAGGACTTAGTTGTAAAGTTAGGTGCAACTAATGAAAGTGTAAAGAAACTTGTACTAGAACTTATGAAGATCGAAGAGTTTGATAGCGAACTTGATGATATTGTAATAAACTATGAAAAATTTAAACCAGTAGAATTACCAAATGTAGTAAACGTCAGAGATATTCCTAAACTGCCATACAACGAAGCACATGAAAATATAATGTTGTATGCAAAAGAAAGAAAACTGCTAGACACAAATTATGATTTGTTTATTTGTGATGACTTTATGTTAAAGAACAGATTAATAATACCATTCTACTACAACCAAGAAGTAGTAGGATATGTAGGTAGGCATATAAATCCACCTACAAAAGAAACACCTAAATATATTAACAACAGTCAAGCAGGATATGTGTTTAATATAGACAAATACATTTATTCAGATAGAGACATTGTAGTAGTAACAGAAGGTGTTATTGATGCTATACTAATAGATGGTGTAAGTGTATTAGGTAATACCATGAACGAAAGACAGATACAACAGATAAATTCGTTAAATAAAAGAGTAATACTTTGCCCGGACAGAGATGCACCAGGTAAAGATTTAATAAGGCAGGCCGCTGAACTAGGGTGGGAAGTAAGTTTCCCGCCTTGGCACACTGATATAAAAGATGTTGGTGATGCGGTACTCAAATATGGCAGACTTTTGACATTATCTAGTATAATTAAATATGCTGTCGCAAATAAAATTAAGATTGAAGTACAGAGTAAAATGTTATGAGTGATATAAAAGAATACGGCGAAGATATACAAGAACTGTTTCTAAGATTTTTAGTTACAGATCCTGATGTATTCGTAAGGGTAAACAATATCGTTGAGCCTTACATGTTTAATAGAAAATACAGAGAAGCAGTAGAGTTTTTAAAAGACCATGCTAACAAATATGCTAGTATTCCGACACTAGAACAACTAGAAGCAGTGAACGGCATAGAATTAAAGCCAGTTGAAGATGCACATGACAGTCATATGAGTTGGTTTATGGATGAGTTTGAAACATTCTGTAGACATAAAGCATTAGAAAAAGCAATACTAGATAGTACAGACTTATTAGAAAATAAAGACTATGGTAGTGTAGAGGCACTTATCAAAGAAGCAACTGGCGTAGGTTTAGTAAGTGATTTTGGTTTAGATTATTATGAAAATCCTAAAGAAAGATTACAATGGATTAAAGATCAAGCAGGAGCAATAAGCACAGGCTGGAAAAACTTCGATCAAAAGTTATATGGTGGACTTAATAGGGGAGAACTTACAGTATTTGCAGGTGGTTCAGGTGCAGGTAAGAGTTTGTTTTTACAAAACTTAGGTGTAAACTGGAGTCAAGCAGGACTTAATACTGTTTATTTGAGTCTAGAGTTAAGTGAACAACTGTCAAGTATGCGTATTGATGCTATGGTCAGTGAATATGCAACCAGAGATGTCATGAAAAACATGGATGATGTTCACCTAAAAGTAGTAATGAAAGGTAAAGGTGCAGGTAAATTCCGCATAAAACAGATGAGCAATGGTGTAAATGCCAATGATATTAGGTCGTTTTTGAGAGAATATGAGATACAAACAGGCATCAAAGTAGACGCATTATTGGTAGATTACTTGGATTTGATGATGCCAATTAGTGGAAAAGTGTCACCAAGTGACTTGTTTATTAAAGACAAGTATGTATCTGAAGAGTTGCGTAACTTAGCAGTAGAATTAAATGTACTGTTAGTCACAGCATCGCAGTTAAACAGAGGTGCAGTAGAGGAAATAGAGTTTGATCACAGTCATATTGCAGGTGGTATTAGTAAAATACAAACAGCAGATAATGTTGTGGGTATATTTACAAGTAATGCCATGAGAGAACGTGGTAGATATCAGATACAGTTCATGAAAACACGTTCAAGTAGTGGTGTTGGCAGTAAGGTAGACTTAAAATTTAACCCAGAAACACTGAGAATCGAAGACCTAGAGGAAGACGAAGAAACATATGACACCATCAACACAATAACAATGACCGAAACACTCAAACGATCTTCAGCGATTAGAAGCGACGATGATGCCACAGAAGACAATGTTGACATTGTACAGCAAGGTTTGGAACTTAGGAATCTCCTCAAGAAGAAGTAATTTTGATAAATATGCTTAAACGGAGATAAAATGTCCTTAAATCACAGATCAATCTTAGATGAATTAAACTCTATAGTTTCAGAAAGAGACAAACTCAATGTCATTGAGTCTAGAGGTAATCACATTATCAAAAGTGCCTTAAATTTAATCGAATTAATTCAAGAAAACTTTGATGAAGCAGAAGCATTAGACTTACAAAGGCGTCTAATTAATTCTATCAAAGGCAACAGGCCAGAAAGATTTGTAAAGGGCGTACAGATTATCAAAGAATCAAGGTCCAAAACAAATGAAGATTAATGAAGTAATTCAATTCGAAGACGAAAATAGAAGAAGTAGACGCATGGCCTCCTTAGATAGGGACGGTGATAAATTAATGTGGAAAAACATTCTAAAAAACAAAGATCAATATGATGCTTTTGAATTTGAATTAAGCGGTGTCGATCAAAAAGCATATATTGATAATGGTGATGGCTTGATGTATATTTTTGATCCTGCAATAGGTGGTTTTGTACAAGCAGATATATCTATTATAAGGCAGGTACAGAAGCAACGAGTAAAGGCGCAGAAAGGCAAAGGGCCTACACTTATACAAAAAATAAAAAATTTATTTGATCCAACTGATCCTACACAACCAGGAGCCGCTTCTGCAATGAAGTATGCAACTAAACCTAACATGAGAGGTGCTCTAACACCGAACTTTAATAAAGCATTAGGTATGGCTGGAGCAAGAGTAGGCGGAGTTATCGATAGAATGAGAGCAAAAAGACGCAGTAAGCAAATTGTCGGCGATGTGTGGAAAAAGGTATATGGTATTGCAGAACCAAAAGCCGGTGACGAAATAGTTTATAAAAATAAAAACGGCGAATTTAAAACTGCAAAAGCAATTGGACTAGACCTCAAAGTGGATAGAGATGGCGACGGAGTACCAGATCTACTTTGTTCAACACCAGACGGTAAAACTCAATTTGCACTTATAAGTTCACAAGTATTAAGTGTAAACGGAATGAAAATTAAGAAAGGTGCCGCACCAGAGATGCCAGCACCTCTAAGTAGTGACCCAGGCGATGCTAGAATACCAAAAATTGATACGAGTTTTTAATGAGAGCAGTCGATCTTACTAAAGGATACTTAACTGAATGTGTAATTCATCACAGACTAGATGAAAGCAAAAACACTCACCTTGAACATTTAGAAGATTTAATATTTAACGACGGATTACCTGGAGGTAAACAAGCAATACAATACCTTCACAGTTTTCATGAGATGCTGAAAGGTAGTGCTAAAACAAAATTCAACTTAACAACAAAATGGGACGGTGCTCCAGCAGTATTTGTAGGTACAGACCCAGCAGACGGTAAGTTTTTTGTAGGTACTAAAAGTGTATTCAACAAAAGAAATCCATTAGTAAACAAAAGCATCGAAGACATCAAAGCAAATCACGAAGCAGAAGGCTTACAAGAAAAATTAATTAGTGCATTTATGCATTTACAAAAATTAAATTTTAAAGGAAAAGTTGTACAAGGAGATTTACTGTACACAGACGACAGTATATCAGAAGCAAATATCAAAGGCGAAGAATTTATAGTGTTTAAACCAAACACAATTATATATGCCATTCCTAAAAACAGTAATCTTGCAAATGATATTCTACGTTCAAAAATAGGCATAGTGTTTCACACAGAATATGTTGGCGGAGGCGGATTAGCAGACTTGTCAGCAAAGTTTGGCTTTGATGCAAGTAGTTTAGGCAGTCACCCTAATGTTTGGCACAGAGATGCAATCATAAGAGACTACTCAGGGCAAGTTACTTTTACACAAGAAGAGTCACAAGAAATGGCTGAACTAATTAACAATGCAGATCAAAACTTGAAAGCAGTTACAGATTTAGACTTTCTTAAAAATAACGAATTTGGTGATGACTTAAGAACAAGAATCAAAGCAAGTGTAAATAAAATTATCAGAGAATTAGTAGGTTTCGAACAAGATCCAAAAGTATTTGCTCAAAGATTTATTGCAGAGTATAAAGGCACACTCAAATCAGCAGTTGAAAAACTAAAAAGTGATGACGGTAAAGTAAGAAAAACAAAATTAATGATAGACGGTATTAAATTTTTAGAAAGCAATCAAGAAGAGATAGAAAAAGCATACGTTGTGTATTTAGATTTGATCAAAGCAAAAGAAATGATAATTAAAAAATTAGCAAACATAAGACAAATAGACACGTTTGTACAAAACCAAGAAGGCGACTATGATGTTACAGGTGAAGAAGGCTTTGTTGCTGTTGATCATATTGGAAACGCAATTAAATTAGTTGACAGATTAGACTTTAGTGTTAAAAACTTTGGCACAGGGAGACCAGGAGCATAATGGAAACACCTAAAGAACAAAAACAAGCACAATATCAATTCTTAGGCGATCTACAGGAAAGTAGATTATTCAGAACAACCGAAGGGTTCAAGCCATATACTAAAGATGATATGGCACAATTACTAATGGTAACAACCATGTTGGTATATGTGTTTGCACAAGATAAAAAATACAGACCATTTGCAATACAATATGCAAATGCAAATGTAAGGCACGGAAAATATCGTGCAAGTAGATTGGGTGCAAACGATCATTACATGATTGCATACACAATTAATTCTAAATACAAAAAAGATTTTAAATTTAATGAACAATTAATGCATCAATTTATGATTAGTATTGCTAAAGGTAAAATTCCAAACTCAGTTTACTTTTTAAGATTGCAAAAGCAACTAAAAATTAATGATATGGTCATACAGAATGTACGAAGATTAATATCAGATTGGAGTAGATTAAAATATAGACAGAAACAATTAGCAGTTACAAAAATGCTACATATAATGAGAGCCAAAGCAGTAAGAAGTGACTTGTATAAAACTTTAAATAAGTTTGCAAAAGAGAGAAACTATAAATTAGTTAATGCAACTAATACAGAATTAGACAAAGCAACTGATCAAACAACACTAAAACGTTTAGCAGTAGCAGGTGCATCGGCATACGTTGGTGCAGAATTTGGTCCAAGAATAACAGGTGGAAGGCTAGGACCTAAGTCCGCGGCTGGGTTGGCAGGCATTGCCGCATACTGGCAAAGTAGAAAAAGGTCATAAATAGTAATATGAGAATAGACGAAGTAGTAATAACAGAAGTAAGCGACGACCAAAGAGCAAAAAACAAAGAATTGCAGGATTTGTATATTCAACGTAGGCTTGCTGGGCAAGGTATTGATACAAAATCAATAGGTTCTCAAATGGGGCATTCATTAGGCACAGGTGTTGAAATTGGTGACTTGACAAATGTACAGAAAAAAGGTACTACAGACCAAGAAGTCAGTAAACAAGACACAGGACAAGCAACTTCTAAGGCAGAACCTAAAAAAGACCCTAGAGATAGTGGCGCTCAAAAAACAAGACGTAAACGACAAGACGACATTCTAAGAGGTAGAGGCAAGCGAGGAGACCAAAGATACGGTTCCGATGGCAGACAACTTAGACACGATAAGTATTATGTTGATAAAGAAGTTGACCGTATTAAAGATTATGACTACATTGTACCTGGTAAAGACACAATTAAAAAGGCTGGTAAGGCAGTTAAGAATACAGTAGCATCATTTATTAGAAAACCAAGCGATACCATGGCAAATCTGAGATATAAATTCAAAGATTTACTGCAAAAGTAAACAAAATCTCAATATTTTCAATTTTAAAACCTCAAAAAATCTAACTTCTTAGATAAATAAAAGTAACCAAAGTTATAAAAGTTTTAAAAATCATACTTTTATAACGCAATAAAGAATTAGGAGATGTATTATGGCATTAGTAGCATTTGAAACAAGCCAAGCAGGACAAGGCATTGGTAACGGATTAGGTTCAAAAACAGATATCGTTAAAGTTGCAAAAACAAATATCACAGAAGCAGAATTAAAAACTGTTCTAGCAGATATGCAATTAGACGGATTTGCAGTAGCAGGCGTTGGAACAGCAGACGGATCAGCATTTGTTGGCGGAACAACAGACGCAGTATTTGTTGCATTACAAGGCGCAGGCGCAGATTATACAGCAGAAGGTTCAAACGCACACGGCGTTACTGGAGCAGTTACAACTGTTGAAGCAATCTTTGTAGACTAATAACAATTAGTTTTAGATAACAACTTAAAATTTAGAAATTTTAACCCCCTTTTTTAAGGGGGTTTTTTTGTGGCTTTTAAAATAGTACCTGAATATACTGAGAAAATGATAAATATGCTTATAACAGTGACAGGAGACACATATGGCACAAACAAGATCGGGTGGACTTTTAACATCAAGTGAGGTACTCACAGGTGATGTTGAATTTTTTACTTTGTTCACCAAATTAGACATAACTGCCACAGACAATTTTTCAGATGATACACAAAAAGATTTTGAAAGTTTAGTACAGGTAATAAGTTTGAGAGCACAGCCAATGCTGATGAACACACCAATCACAGTAGACGGAAGTTCGGCAGGACTTGATGATTATGGTGCACCAACATTAACAGGTGCAGGTTGGGTATTTAAGTTTGCATTTGAAAGGCAAGGCGCTCATACATTAGACACATTAAAAGACGAGTTAGACGGAATAGTACTAAATGGTGGTACTATTAATACTAAAAGTTCCGTAAATATGGAATTTTCTAAACAGGACGTATTATAATGGCAGACAAAAAATTAGATAGCAAACCAGCAGAACAGTTGTATGCTAACGAACCAGATTTAAAATCACAAGTTATTGCTGACATGCTGAGAATAGAGCAAGTCACAACAGAAATCAAAGAATTCAAAGTTGAAGTAAAAGACCATTTTGCTAAAATAGAGAATTGGCTTGTAGGTATTATGGCAGGTGTATTTGCGACAATGTCAAGTTTGATAATCGCATTAATATTTAAGTTATTTTAAAATGAGAATAGTTGAAGTAGAAGAAGTAATGGAGGCCAAAATGGTCTGGGCCAAGCGAGGCAGTAAAATTGTTCGTAAGGTCAGATGTACTAGTGGTCCACGCAAAGGCAGAATGGTGTCTAATGCAGGCCAATGCTCTAAACCTATCAACTTAAAAAAACGTATGACGCTCAAGAAGACTAGAGCAAAAATGGGCAAGAGAATGGCAAGGAGAGCCGCTAGAACAAAAAGGCGTAATCCAATAAGCAAAAGAGTAGCAAAACTAAACAGAAGAAGATGAAAATAGACGACTTGTACGAATATAACAAAGGAATACAAGATCCAAATTCCAATGCGAAGCAGTCAAATAAAAATGACGACGAAATGGAAATGGAGCCATTCACACCTGACCAAGAAAAGGAAGTAGCAAAAGGTTTTAAGGCACTAGGAGCCAAGTTGGGACAGCCTATACAGAATCCTAAAATGGCCGCTAAAGGCATAAACAAGGCCATACAAGGCGATAAGCCAACACCACAACAATTACAATCAAAATTACCAATTGATGTACAATTAACAAAAGCAATGCAGACTCCTGCATTGAGAAATCAATTAGCAAACATACTTAAAAAAGCAAACCAAATGGACATCGACGAAAGTACACTTGCTAAAAAAATATTAAAAAAATTAACTGGTAAAAAGAATTTAACAAAGTTCAAAAAAAGATCTAAATTACTAAAAGAAGCAGATCCTACATTATTCGAAATAAATTTTAATAAAAAAGAAATAGCAAAAGGTTCGTTAGAACTACCTATAAAATGTGGATTTGAAGCAGAAACATATTTCTTTAATGTGGATAGAGGTGGAGCCAGTGATGATGTAGACAACATGAGCATCAGTGACATAGAATATGAATATGGAGACTTACCAGATCAAGCATATGAAGATTATCAGGACTGGTTATATCAAAAAGGACAAGACGAATACATAGACGATTTAATTTCAGACAAAGTACACGAAGTTAAAGAAGATGAAGATTATTTAAATGATTTTATAGACAGTAGTGCAGGACCAAGTTCAGAAGCAGTAGAAGTATACAAAAACGAATTTGAAGAAGAAAATCCCAAAGAATACGAAAACCGTGAAGAAGACGGTTGGGAGTATATGAATTGGGTAAGAGAATATGTCGAAGAAGAATACGAAGACGACTATTTAGAGTGGTTAGATAGGGCAGTAAGAGACGAATACAATTTTGAAGATGAAGCCAAAGAACTTGCTGAAGGTGATTACAGCATGGAAGATTGGGTTTATGACAACCACAGTTATATGAGCAGTTTCCTTGATGATTATGGTTATGACTACAGTAGACCAAGTGGCGATGTAGAAGGTGTCGCAGATGAATTACATACATGGATCAGAGATAACAGTGAATTTGATAGTTATCCTGAATCAGGCGAGTATGGCGATACTAACACAACTACAAGTTGGGCAGTTGAAACAGACAGCAGTATAAATCCGGACGAAGGTGCAGGTGCAGAACTTATATCACCTGTTTTTGATTCTCCAAAAAAAATGCTCAAAGAAATGAAAAGTTTATTTGATTGGAGCGAAACAAACTTTGGCACAAACAATTCCACAGGTCTACATGTCACAATGAGTTGGCACGGTAAAAATCCTGATACAGTGAAAGATGAAGACGACGAATTTTATAACCTTGACGCAACAGGACCAAACAAATTAAAAATGGCATTGCTATTAGGTGATGAATACTTACTAGCAGAGTTCGGCAGACTAAGAAATAGTTACACAAAAAGCCAATACAATAATGTATTAAAACATGCAGAAGGCATGAAACGTGGTGAGGCAAAAAGTTTTAAAGAATTTGAAAAGATACTCACAAAAGGCATAGACACTGGTAAGTTTAACAGTATACATTTCAAAGGCGAAAAAGATAGAATAGCAGGAACTAACCTTATTGAATTTAGAATTGCTGGTGGCTCAGACTATCAAGAAATGTATGACAAAGTTGCAAAAGCAGTTGTGCGATACGCAACTATAATGCAAGCCGGATATGAAAAAGACGCATATAAAAGAGATTATGTTAATGCTGTGTTCAGGCTTTTGCGTAAATCACAAGAAATAGATCCTAAAAAATTAAAAGCCTTATCAGTTGTTAATCACGAAATCATAGACTCTGCAAAAGGTATTGTAGGTAAAAAAGACTACTTTGATGTTATTAATTTATTAAGCAATAGTGTTGAAAGTTTGAGATATTATGAAGAATTAAGCAAACCAGGTGCTGACAAAGAATGGTTAAAAAGTGTTAAAGAATATGAAAAAAATACTGGTACAAAATTTGATATAAAAGAAGCAGAGATAACAGGTTATATAGCACCAGACAATATACGACCAAGCAAAGGTGCGGCAAGCGAACTAAAAAAAGCACAAGAAAAATTTGCATCGGCTGTTACTATAATAGCAAGAGACATAGCAGACGGCAACAACAGAGGAAATGTTTCAGCAAAAGATATAGGTGCATTTAGAAAATATGCAAATTTAATTAAGTTAGATGATAAAGAATTAGAAAAAATTGTCATAACAAAAATGGATGATTTTAACTGGGGTGATCCTGATAGAAGCAATATTAAAAGATTGAAAAAAGGTATAGATACTTTATTCAAAAGAAATATAATTTCAGAACCAGAATATCTCTCACCGCAAGATGCCGACAGGATTGCTACAGGTATGTGGCAATTTTATCAATCAGACGATGTAAAAGACAATGGTAAAACTGACGAACTTGCAGAATTATTCATGCAATTAAATCCAAGAAATGATAAACCTAATGTTGTAGAAATATTAAAAGATTTAATGCATCAAAGACAGCAAAATGGATTTAGTGCTAAACTAAAAGGCTCAGGTTGGAATACCGGTATTACTTTGATGGGCACAGGAAAAATTACCACACCAGGAGCATCTGCAGAATTATTAAAATTCTTAGAACCATATAGTGGTTACAAACACCCAACCGGCAAAGAGCATCATATTAATATCAAAAGCGATGACCCTTATGCATCTGTATTTGACATGAGACTTCGACAACGTTTAAGAGAAAGATTAGAACATATAAGAGAGTTAGAATCAGACGATCCAGAAAAAGCAACCAAACTACAGCAACAATTGGTCAAAGTTGGAATTGAATTATTAGAAGGCTTAAAGCCTAGACCAGATCTTTGGGACGAAAATGAAGACGGACGTGCCCAAATCACCCGCGGCTCTGATGGAGAAGCAGATTTGGCTACACATAGTGATCTAGAACGTTGGAATAATGCTATGGACAGAATAGTAAAATTAGAAAGTGAACTAACATCAGGCGATAAAACATATAATTTTACTAGTGCGTATGACGACTATATTATAGGTGTTATACATTTAGATAGATATTATTCTTGGAAAGAATCCAACGGACCTACGCAAAGTGCTGTTTTGAAAAACTTACACAAAGAAAGATTTGCGTCAATTAAAAAATTCTTATCAGAATTTGATAAAGTATTCCGCAAAGAAGGCTTCTTAGATTTAAAAGCAGAAATACAAGCAAAAAATACATTAGATAGAAGAAATAAGGACTTTGAAAAGAATGTCAGAGACAATGCAAGAGCAAAACTAAACATACCAAGTCACAGTTGGATGTACATAGACAAAGACTTTTTTGATACAATAACAGATAAAAGTTATGGTGATAGAGAAGCATATTTAGATAATCATATAGACAACTTTAACAAAAATGTAAACAATACCAAAGTGTATGTTATACCTTCCAGTCACTGGAGTGATGCCGAGGACGCCACTAATGGTTTGGAACTTATAGACACTTTTGAAAAAAGCAAAAACTACTTTCATACTTGGCGTAAAAAAGGTTATAAACGGATAATCAACAAATTCCAGAACACATATGGTTACAGTTGGAAAGATTTAACCAACGACGAAAAGTTTTATTCAGGCGACGGGGACTTGTATTCAAAACTCAAAGACCTTGGTATTGAAATATCTCACAAAGGCGACAGCAGAAAAGGTGCACCTGGTCAAACAGATTTACTGTCAGACGAATTAACTAAGAATTCTGCCAGCGGTGAACCACTAAACAGAAGTAGTGCAACAAGTTGGTCAATGAACAACGACGAAGCAAGCCAAAAACAATTTGATGCATTTGATTGGGAACAGTATCCGGCAAAAATGAAAGATATTGTTGCTAAGGTTATGAAGCAAGATCGATATGGTAGTTTTAAAGTAGCATTAGAAGATGTACTTAGAAAAGTTTTAGATGGTAAAGTGTCCATAGACAAAGAAGATTTAGGAAGACCTCTAGACAGATTGGCCAGAGCGGCTGGTGTAGAAGAAATGGACGGAGACAGTTCAAACAGTATAGCAAGTAAAACAAATTGGACTAACTTGTCTGACTACTTAGGAATAGAACGAGGTGTAAACGATCAAGGTCCAAACTTACTTTTAAAAGTTTATAATCAATTTGATGGCGACCACAACTGGAGACCTGAAGAAACCGACGAGGATGGCAAAAATGTAATTGGATTAAAAAGATGGGCCGCCGCAGTTAAAGAAGCAGAAAAATATATCAAAGACAACTACAATGTAAGTGGTGGGAACTACTTTAGAAAGAATGCAGATGGCAGTGACGGCGACAATGTAAGCAGTATGTATAGTAATAATACAATATCAACATCACCAGAAAATGAGTTTGATTCAGATTACGACAAAGCCAGAGCAGACCATCCAGGCTTTGATAGAATGATGCAACGTGGTATGCAGAATTACTTAGCACGTGGTCAAGTAAATGACCTAGTAGGATTTTTAAACAATCCAAGCAATGATAATGTTTTCAAATCGCAGGTTTTAAATACTATAACAAATCGAGGTGATATGGAAAACGGTCCTTTTGCTACTTTCCAAGATGCATTAGCAGTTACTCGTAGACAAGGCAATGAAAGTGTATTTGATAAATTTGATGCATTGCCTTTACAAGAACAGTTGCGTATTATAAATCAATCAAATGTATTAGAAAAATTTACTGAAAGAAAATTATCTAAAGATGAAAAAGAAGACAAAGAAAAATACGTCAAAGGCATGAAGAAAAACAAAAAAGGTTTCAAAAAAAGATATGGAGATGACGCAGAAGCAGTAATGTATGCAACTGCAACTAAGATGGCAAAGGAAAATAAAATAAATACTAATATGAAAAATGTTTTTGAACAGTTTGAAAATTTATCATTAGAAAAACAATTAGAAATATTGCATAGTCCTGTAGTGGAAGGATTTTTTAGCAACTTAGATATCGACATAAGAGAATTGTCATATCAAGCATTTGCTAAAAAATATCCAGAGTATGCACATTTACATCCAGGTGTCGAAGAACTATCAACTAAGCCAGTTAAAATGCAAAAAACACCTTACAATAAAAAACAACATATTAAAAATACGCACAAGAAGTTCATACAACAGCACGGCAAAGCAAAAGCAGATATGATGATGCAAAGAATGATAGACCGTGGTTATTTTGATAAACAAAAAACAGAAAGTTTATTAGGTATAGATGTTTTAGCAAGAACTAAAAAACTCACAGAAAATATGCCTAACAATAATAAATTAGCAATACTAAAAAGATTACTGTCAAAAACTTTTCCTGTAGGTGACTTAGATATGCAATTCCAAGCATATTTGGCATTACCCGTACCGAGAATGATGACAGCATTTAGTCAATTAAAAAGCATAGAAGGACCAGAAGCATGTGGTAGAGATATCCTAAGACATTTTGCAAAAAATAGATTACCAGATGCAGAAGTAAAGCAACTTGATCTCAATGAAAGTTATATTAGAGAAGATGCAACTGAAGATAGATTAAACAGCATAATGACTGCATTAGAAAATAATCCAAGTTTTGCAAAACGAGTTTACAAAATGTTAAAACTTGATAAAGAATCAGCAGACCATTTGGATATTGAAGATAGACTTAAAAATAACGACACTGGTAAAGAAAACGATCATAGAATTAACAAGAATATCATGAGACAATTAGTTGTATCTCTAGAGCAACTAGATCATGATTTTGACGAAATAAATGCATTTGTTGAAACTTACGGACATGCAGATTATGTAAACACAGAATTATTAAACAAGTCTGGTGTGTTTAAAATTTCAGACATGTTTGTAGGAACTGATGCAGTATCTAAAGAATTTATAGATGATCTTTATGAAAAATTATTTGATTTTAGAATTAATATATCTGGTTCAAACAGAGGACCAGGTGAACTTGGATTGTGTTTGCTATCACCTAATGTAGAACTTGCTTCAGTAGGTGATATTAAAGTTAACGGCGAAGAAATAGAAGTTAAAGGTGAAGTGTCGTCAGGCGGCGGTAGAATGGTTAACGGTATTGACGACTTTAAGTTTAGTGGATTAGCACAGGTTAAATCACAACTAGTACCATTTTATGAAAAGCATGAAATACCAGAAGAATTAAGAATATACAATTTAAAAGGCGCAATTGGTGGTGGTCGTAATCAAGGCCAGGCCCATATACTAGATCAAGCACAACAATTAGAACAAGTAAAGCAAGGCGTAGGTGCTGAATTTTTAAAATTAATTGTTAGCACATATCAATTTGTTATTGACTCAGAAGAAGAAACAGAATTAACTAGTTCATTTATGAATATGGATAAGGCAAGGTTCTTAACACTTGTAGGATTAATGTCATTTAAAAATTATGCATACATGTTAAACAAAAAAGGTTTTAATAGATTAATATTTTTAAATTGGAGACATGATAAAGTAGTAAATTGTACAACAGAAGAATTTCCAAAATTCAGTGAGCATTTAGCATTTACAAGTTTAGATATGGCAGACAGTCAAAATGGTCCAGCAGTACAGGTATCAGTGTTAAAATGAGATTATACGAAGTAACAACACCGGGCAAGTGTCCACGAACAAAAGCAAAAGTATGCGAATGTAAAAGTGTAAATCAATTAACAGAAGCAGAAAAGACAATAGAAGCAGTAGCAGTTTTAGGCCACGGTGATGCAAAAGGAATGATTTCTTTCAAACAAAAACCAGGCAAAGCAACAATTATTAGTGGTACTGTAACAGGACTTTCAGAAGGAAAGCATGGATTTCACATACATGAATTTGGTGATCTCAGTGACGGCTGTGATAGTGCAGGTGGACATTATAACCCAACTGGTGTTGATCATGGAGACACAGACAACGGGCATGTAGGCGACTTAGGTAATATAATTGCTGACAGTAAAGGTGTTGCTAAATTTAGTATTAAAGCCAAAAGAATAAACTTGCAAGGACCTACAAGCATAGTAGGTAGAGCAGTAGTTGTACACGAAGACGAAGATGATCTAGGCAAAGGCGGCGATGAAGAAAGTTTAAAAACAGGTAACGCAGGCAACAGAGCAGGTTGCGGAGTTATAAGTCTTACAGAATTAACAGAATCAGAATTAGGTGATTTAGATAAAAATATCAGCGACAAGCATTTTAGCAGAAGTGAAATGCCGCAGGTCAAAGAACCAGATTTAAAGGACCTTGATATACCTTACAAAAAAGGCAAAATAAGTATTGCAAATATAAAGCCAGTACAGACAGATAGAGTGCCAGGTTTAGCACAAAAGGTTGCAAAAAACTTTCACGGCAAAGACAAGCCTTTTATACTAGACAAAAACAATTACTTAGTTAACGGACATCATAGATATGATGCGGCTAGATTACTGGGCATAGAAAAAGTAGATGCAATTAAAGTAGATGTGCCAATTGAATTATTAATGAAAAAATTTAGCCACACTACAAGCAATACAATGGTTGAAGATGTTGTAGGCATGAATCCACAAGCAGTAAAACCTTTCTTTTCACCACAGGAAGCAGACAGAGCCAATGATGAATGGGTAAACCAAGCACAAGTAGATCAGGACGATGGTGTAATTATAAAAGGCACAGACGGCAAACAGTATCGCATAATGACCAGTTACGGTAATCAACATTTTGAAGATGGCGAAGTATTTTTACAAGGACTTACAGATCCAAATTACATTGATACAGAAGGATATCCAGATGCCGCAGAACTGTTATACTATCATAGTCCAACAGGACATTATGTAGAAGAAAACTTTGCTGACGGTAAAAAGAAAGGCAAAAGTCGCCCAGGCAGAGTAAAACGTAGTGGAGCAAGTTGTAAAGGTTCTGTTACCAGTCTAAGAGCCAAAGCCAAAAAATATTCAGGTGAACGTGCTAAAATGTATCATTGGTGTGCTAATATGAAGTCGGGCAAAAAGAAAACAAATGAAGATATGGAGCATTTATCTCCTAGTGCAAAACTGGCAGGCGAATATATTAACAGTGATGTTAAGAGTGGCAAAATTAAAAACCTAGATGACCTCAAAAGATATATAGTAGAATTACGACTTTCAAGGATAATAGATCATGCCGAAGATGCCAGAGCACTTTGGATACATCACTTGACCGTCAATCCACACAATCTACCAGATGCAGTCAACGAATCAGCATTTGAAAATTTAAAATTACCAACTTGGATGTCACATACCAGTTTAGAAAAATCATTTGCACAAGACTTTGGCCCTAGATACGGCGACTATGTAGCACATATGGATTTAGACAGCGACGACGATCTTGCAATGAGTGATCAAGGCATGGGCGATATGGCTTTTGAAATGGTTAAAGCAAATGATATCAAAGTTATGCAAAAATTCTTAGCACAAATGCCTGTGCAGTTTACAGTCGATGACCTTAGATTGGACAACGGTATTCAAGTTTGGCATCTAGTTCAACAAAACAAAACCGTACACTAAACATTCAATAAATATGTACTATGCAAATAGTACACCACCCCAATTGGTACAGAGATTTTTTAGAAGACATGGCCCGCAGAGGCCCAACACATCTTAGAGATGCCAGTGAACATTGTCCAGTTGACAATACCATTAATAGTTTTACACACTACTTTGGAGATAAAAGTTTTATCAAATCCAGAGATCAAATTGATGAATCAAAAAGTTTTTTCTACTTAATCAGTATTGATTGCTGTGATGACGACAGTATTGCAGAATTAATTTACTATGGCAGAGAATTAGTAAATCAAAATTTAGTAAGACCTTACATTACTCAACAAGCAATAGATGATCTAAATAACTTTCATAACTGCGGACTTATAATTGAAAATGCCGCTGAAGGCCACGCCAGTGATCAATTATTTGATGCATTGCATGTATTAGTTAGTCAGATTGGTATACCTTTTGAAAAAACTTATTACACAAACAGCACACAAAATCTAAGAGAAATGTACGACAAATATTTGCTTAATAAACCATACGCAACAATAGACAAAATCAAAATGTTTAATTGCGGTGGCTGGAATGAACTAGTGTGTCAGCAAATGCTCGACGATAATTATCAAATAGAAAAAGATGAAGATATGTGCGAGTTTAGAGATGATCCGTCAGTTACCCCTGATGAATATTGGAGTTTGTCTGTGGATTGTTCTAGAAAACTAGAACATATTAATATCGATATTAATAAGCCACATTTATTTATGTACAAGCACATGAACGCAAAACGTGGATTTAGAACGTTGTTTTTAGCATTACTACATAAAGAACATTTACTTGACGGTAACTTATATAGTACTCCTGAAGAATGGAGAGGTACACAAAGTAGTGCTGTGAAGTACATAAATTCAATTACGTGGGACAGAAATTGGGCAGAAGGTTTTGAAGAATTATATCCTACATTGTTGAATGTTAAAGGCAAAATACCAACATATATTGATAGAGAACATAATCATTTGGACTTTGATCCTAACACAAATTTTAGTAGCGATAACTACATGTATTATAATGCTAGAAGAAATTGTGACATCGAAATTGTAGGCGAAAGTGAGTTTGAAGGTTCTATATTTTTAACAGAAAAATTTTTAAAAGCAATTATTTTTAAACAACCATTTATGATATTGGGCTCGCCTAATAGTTGGACTAAAATAAAAGAAATGGGTTACATATCATATGAACCATTTATAAAAGAATCGTATGATAAAAACGATGACGAACTGCAAAGAATGAATGAAATGATTCAAGAACTATTGCGACTACAAGAACTTAAACGTAATAAACAAGCATGGAGAGATTGGCTAGAGGGTGTAAATAGTATTGCAATACAAAACTATAACATTTATCTAGACAATTTGATCAGGCGTGTTAGAATGACAACACTTGATGACTATGTTGCAGGGACGGGAGAATTAATAATACCGATGCAAGAGTTAGGCGATTAAAGATAAATACATATATGCGTATAAAAGAGGTTGACACAAACATAGATTCGTTCTATAATAGCATCAATGAAACAGTAGCAGGTGCTATTGGTGGTGTAGTCATGCCTTTTAAACAAGCAGAACCAATTAAACGCAAGCCTAAAAAGAAAAAGAAGAAAAAGAAAAATGCGTAGCATAGACAGTAAATACGGATTAACATACATAATGGGCGATGAGATCTCATTTTGTGAAACACTAAAAGAGTTTGGAACATACTATAAAAGCAAAATGAACGAAAGACAGGTTCAAATTGCTGAAGATTTAAGAAAAAGAGAGATAATTAAACTAGTAAAACTCAAAGATGGACAAACCGGATATAAACTCTATGCATCAACTAAACGAATCTGATCTAAAAACTCAGTTGCAAGAAATTTTAAGTGGTATCATTTCCACACTAGATATCTATGAAGTAATAGATAATGGTGATACATATGATATTATAAACTTAAAAAACAATGATATTGTAGTTGAAAACATACATCTTAATGTTGTAGCAGATATATTATCCGCGGCTATGAATACAGGCGAAGAATTAAATATTTCTACTATTGATAAAATACTAGAAATCGAAAGATATGCTGTATCTAAAATGGTCGAAGTTAAAATTTATGAAGAATTATCCGATCATGCTTCGAATGTAGACAAATTAGCAATATATGAAACAAAATTAACCGAAGCAGAACATAAATCTCAGAACGCAATCAACAATTTATTAAATTATTGTCAACTGTTAATCTCCATATAATTATACTTCTTTGATAAATATAACTATTAGAAGGGACTACTATGGAAGTAAAACATTTAAACTCAGATAACTTAACTAGATTAGGTAAAATACAAAACTACCTAACAGAAAATTATGACATCAACGTCAAAAAAGTTTTACCTAAGCAGAAGTTAGAACAAGCATATCAAAATGTTGAAAAAAGACTTGTAAATTTAAGAAATAAAAGTAACAAGTTTCAACAAGATCCTAACTATGGTATGAATATTATGGTTAGAGATGCATTAGGCATTATGATAAACGAAGGACTATACTACGAAGGTGAAACATATCGCAAACTAATGGACGAACTGTATGAATACGGTTGCCAACTTGCAGAAAGCGGCGATGATTACGATACTGTAATGGACAGTTGCGGTAAAAAATATGAGGCAATGCCTGCCAGATATCCAAAAGATATGATATTGGCCGCTATTGCTGAACATCTTATGCCTATGTTCGATGGCACTATGCCTGTAGAAGAAGACATGGAAGACGAAATACTGGACGTTATTGACGAACCAGAAATAAAAATTGATGTAGATAATTCAGATGAAATCCCTTCAAACTATGAAGATGCTACAGAGGAAATGTTAGCAGGTCTAATTGGCAATTACCTTAGAAAAGAAAATTGGAAAGAATTTTCATTAGGTGAATTATTTGCAGAATTAGAAAGTGTTGATATTGAAAAAGCAAACAAGGTAGAAAAAATGGCAAAAAAATACGGAATAAAAGACTTAAAAGAAATGAAAGATTTTGAATCTTTCTTAGATAATTTAGTAAGCGAAATGGTTGCAGAAGAAACTATTACTGAAGAAATTTCAGGTACTAGTGTTGAAGAAGCAGAAGTTGTTATGGCGGCAAGAGCATTAAGTAACGACATTCAAGATCATATTGAAAGAATCGGTAGAATGGCAAATGAAGACATACCTTCGATTGCTGACTCAATGGCACATGAATTTGGTGCACAAAAAGCCGCAGATTTCAAAAATCAAATGGAAGGTTTACTAAGTTCATTACTAGATGCAAATAAATCATCTAAAGAGGGTGTTGATGCACTTATTGGTACAATGACTGGAGAAGAGTCAGCCGCACCAATGCCAACAGAAGACCCACTAGCAGGCGACATGATGGAACCAGCAATGGACGAGCCAGTAGATGATTTTGCTGGAGCAGATGCTGAAGCAGGTCCAGAAGAAGAGCCACTAGGTAGAGCAGAAAAGATTTAATCATGAGGTTTACGGACTTTGCACTCACAGAATCTGACATGTCTGATGTAAAGTCAGATGTAGAAGAACTAGTTATAAACAAAATACAAAGCGGTGTACAGTCAGCAAGTCTTGATGCATTTGTAGAAGAAGTAAACGAATTAGGTATTCCAATTTCAAAAGCAATGCTGAGACTTATACTAGAATCAGATGATTTTCAAAGTCATATAGCAAATGTATCTGATACAGAAATTGAATTCAATGTACCGGGTAATGTACCAGACGAGATGGTACCAGAACCAGAGGACATGGAAAATAATGTTTCTAATCTAGCAACATCGGCCGCTAACAAAGGCATAGGAGACGAACTAAATGTCTGATAACATTTTTATAAATGCAACAGAGGCTCGTAGAAGATCACGAGATAGTGTGATAATACTTAATGAAGTAAGAGCACTCGAAGCCAATGTTTTATCAAACATAAGTGCAGGTTCACTAACACTTGTACAATCAACAGGAACAACAATGACCGGTAATACATCTTATTACCAAGCCTACAATGGCATCACCACTAACACCACTATCACTGACCAAATAAATACGGTCAAGAAACATTTCACTGACAAAGGGTATTCGGTAAATATTAGCACTAACGCATCAACCGGAAATACAATTCAGTGGACAATCAAGTGGTAACAGAAAGCCTTTTAGAAAACAAATACAATTATCCCCAACTAAAAAGAGTAACAGCAAAGTCAGGACAACGTCAATATACTGGCGATGATAATAATCCTGTTCCTAGTGTTACAACTATCCTTTCAGATACAGGAGACAAGACTGCTCTTATAGCCTGGCGTAAACGTGTAGGCAATGCCGAAGCAACTCGTATCAGCACAGAGGCCGCAGGTCTTGGTACTAAAGTGCATAATGCATTAGAAAAGTATATTCTTGGAGAAGAATGGAATACCTTTGGTAATAACCATGTTAGTATATTAGCAGAAAGTATGACAAACGAAATGGTTAATAATGGATTAACAAAAATAGATGAACTGTGGGGCGTAGAAGTAGCCTTAATTGCAAAAGGCTTATACGCAGGTACAAGCGATGCTATAGGTATGTACGAGGGCGAAGAAGCAATTATTGACTTCAAGACTGCTAAAAAAATTAAGAAACGCGAATGGATCGAAGATTACTTTATGCAAGGTTGTGCATACGCATTGGCACATAATGAAATGTTTGAAACAAAAATAAGAAAAGTAGTTATACTTATGGTTGACAGAGAATCTAAGTTTAAGGAATTTAAAATCGAAGGCGAAGAATTTGATAAGTACTGTGGTAAATGGGCCGAAAGATTGGCTGACTACTATGGAAAAGTCGATGCAGGAAAAATTTAATATAAGTCTAGTCCAACCAGGATTCGACGTTGGACCAACTCTATTAAATGTTTATTATCTGCCCTATACGGTTGGCCTGCTCTGGGCATACGCAAAACAAAATAAAGCAATAGAAGACAACTTTAATGTTAATAGTATCATTTTCAGCAGGATGCCTTTCTATGAAAATTTAGAAAAACTTAAAAAAAGTAAGATTGTATTTTTTAGTGTATATGTTTGGAATTGGAAAATTTCATTAAGGCTTGCAGAAGAATTAAAAAAATCTAATCCAGACATAATCACTGTTTTTGGTGGTCCTTCTATACCACATGGAGATAAAGATTTATTTCTAAAATATCCGCAAATTGACACTATTGTAGTAGGCGAAGGCGAACAGGTATTTGAAGAAATTTTATTATCGTATCTAGAAAATAAAACTATTGATAAAATTATAAGAGCAGAAAGGCTAAAAGATTTAAAAATACCAAGTCCATATCTTGAAGGAATATTTGATGAGATAATGGCTGAAAATCCAGATATTATCTGGAATCCAACCCTGGAGACAGATAGAGGGTGTCCCTATAAATGCACCTTCTGTGATTGGGGTGGTTTAACTAATGCTAAAATTCATAAATTTGAATTAGACAGAGTGTTTGCAGAATTAGAATGGTTCAGTAAAAATAATTGCGACTTTATTTCTTGTACAGCGGCTAATTTTGGTGTATTCAAAGAAAGAGATATGATGATTGCACAAAAAATGGTAGACGAACATCAGAAGCACGGCGTTATTAGAAAGTTTCAATGTAGTTATGCTAAAAACAGTAATGCTGACGTACTAGAAATAATAAAATTATTAAACGAGGGCGGAGTCAATGCTCAATTTCTAATCAGTTTACAGACATTCACACAACAAGCATTGGAAAATGTTGAAAGAAAAAATATGAAATTAGACGAAATAGCAAGGCTAACGACCTATGCTAATAAAAGACATTTACCAATGGGCACTGAATTAATAATTGGATTACCAGGCGAAACATACGACTCTTGGAAAGATACAATGAGCATATTATACGAGAAAGGTTTTCACTCATCTTTAGATATTTTTTCGTTGCAAGTAATAGAAAATGCACCTATGAATATGCAGAGACAACAATTTGATTTAAAAACATTTTCTGCATACGACATGCTGGTAGATGTCACTAATTTTGAAGATGTTGAATTAGGACTGTCAGAAGAAATTCAGGTAATAAAGTCTAATTCTACAATGTCGCAAGATGATTTAATAAAATCTTACAAGTATTCTAGCCAAGTACTTGCTCTACACAATTCTGGGATAAGCGATTTGATTTCTATATACTTGTACAAATCACATGGTGTGACGTATAGAGAATTTTATGAAGGTGCTATAGAATACCTAGAAGATGATTTTAAAGAATGGTCAAAACAATTAGAAGATAGTTTATATAAATGGCACGATACAGGAATTTTTGATACAACTGTTGGAGAAGATGCAATAAAAATTTACAGTTGGGCAATACCATATATTATTCCTATGCAACTTCATTATAATAAAAAAGTTCCATATTTTATAGATAAAATAAGTGAGTACGTTTCAAAAAAATGGAATGTAGACAAAACAATTATTGAAGATTATAATCATATATCTAAACACAGAGTAAAATACTGGGGCAATTATTATAAAGAACAGGGCAGTATGGACACGTTGACTAATTTATATGACTACACTTTTAATAACGAAGATGACTTAATTTACAAAAAACAATCATACACTATTGATGATCAGTACTACCGTGAGTACGGTGATGATATTATAAGTCACACAGAATTCGTATTATATGGAAGACAAAGAAGATGGCATCTCCACAAAGTAAACAAAAAAGATAAATAGTTGTATGGCAGACAAAGAAATAATCATATCAAGAATGCAACAACGAAGAGGCAATCGTATAGATTTGCCTCAACCTTTACGACCAGGTGAAGTTGCATTAGCATCAGATAGCAAAGAAGTTTTCATAGGATTAGATCCCGAAATTGGAGTCACGGCTCAAAATGCAAATGCAGTATCTATTAATAATATTACAAACGGATACAACTATGCAAATTCATATTTAAATAATAATTTTGTAAGGCTTATTATGCCTAGTAAAAGATTTGGTGTAGGCACATTTAATGGAGCAACTAATAACACAACTTTTGTAGTTACTGGTGCAAGTGGACAAGCACACGGACATCCTGTATTTAATACAAGTGTTACTGCTGGAAATACCTCCAATATCAAAAATGTTTTTGATGGCGAAGCATTTGCGTCAACAGATTTTACAGGTGCTAAAAACGGTATTGCATTAAGTACAAATGCATCAAGAACATCAGCAAACTTACTTAATAACGAATTCTTTGTTTCGTCTCCAATGGATGATTCGCAAAATACAACTGTTACGTTTGGAACAAATCCAACAGGCACAGACGATATTACCATAAACTATTACAGTAATGTTGATATTATTAGTGTATTAAATGATCAAAGTAACGTAGGCACAACTGCTACATTAGGATTTTATGATGCAAAAAATATTGCTGATTATAGGAAACTCAACAATGCATATATCAGAGCAGATTACGAAGTTGGCACAGCATTTATTGGTTTAGAAAACAAGCATGTAGAAGTTTATGCAGAATCAACAGAAATTACTGCTAGTTTAAGTAGTTTAACAGACATAAAAATAACTAATGCATCTACAAGTGCTGTTACTACTATTGATTTAACGTCAGTAACAACAATAGCAGATGTAATTAATAAAGTCAATACAGCGGCATCAAATACTTATGCAACAGCAAGTAATGTGTCGACATCGAGTAGCACATACTGGTACATCTCTTCAGATGAAGAATTTTCTATTTCATACGCAGTAAGTAGCGATGCAACTACACTGAAAATACCAGCAGGTGCATACAATAGAGCAAATAATTCCGTAAAAGGCCAATTAGAAGATTGGCTACATGACTCATTAAATGATCCAGCATTTAATATGTTTGTTGCCGCAGAGGTAGGCAATAAATTTAATTCAGGAGCCACTAGAGTCAGTGCATATACTCCTGTGAGAAGTAGCGAAAATCTATCAATTACCTTTACTGGTAATCAAGAAGCAGAAAACTTTTCAACAATTACAAATAAACTATTCGGTGCTAGTGCAAATGCAACAGTAACTGGATTGACAAATATCAAAACAAATCAACGATTATTAACACAAGATGATTATGCAGTATTACTTACAGGTTCTGCTAATTCATTATTCGAAGCGATATCAACAAACATTACAGGAGCCGCATCTGGTAATAGTTCTGTAGTAACATTTGGAGCAGTTGATGTTGACAGCATTATAGTAGAATACTCAGTAAAATCATCAACAGGTTCTGGTAATGGTTACAGCAGGACTGGTACATTACATATTACAGGTGATTTAGATATAGACGGCGGTGATGCTTCTCTCAATGACACTGGTGCTGTTTTAAGTAATGGATACACAGGAACATTTGATTTTATAGTCGATATGAACGGAAACAATATTAGATTATCAGCAGAGAACAGGTTACAGCAAGGCGGCAGTTACCAACCAGCAACAGTAAAATATTTAGTTAGAAAGTGGCTGGGATAATTGCTTGACAAAATAGTTAATCCCCAACAACGATTGTCAATATGGCGAGAATATAAAAATGGTCGCCCATCGTTGAAAAATGTGTTACAATACATCAATAGAATAGAAACAAAACCTAGAACTTTTGACTATTTTACGCCAGGTACTTGGCCTACACCATGGGAAGTACTTGAAGCAGAAATGTTTTGTATGAGTGGTAAAGCAATATTATTGTATCATACATTAGCACAATTAGAGTACATAGATACAAAAAACGTAAGGTGGCTTGTAGCCGAAAATAAAGAAATTTATCATGAAGGACTTGTGTTTTTTGACGGAGTATGTTATTATAACATTTTACCGAATACAAGTGTAAATATTGAAAATTTTGATAATTACATAACAGTTAGAGAAATTATTAGACAGGAAAAACTCACAAAGATTCATGAAAGTTACAAAGAGAGACGGCACTAGAGAAGACCTAAATATCGACAAATTACACAAGGTCGTGATGTATGCAGTAGAAGACCTTACTGGCGTTAGTGCATCACAAGTCGAAATCAATAGCCAAATACAATTCTATGATGGCATCAACTCTACTGATATCCAAGAAACATTAATTAAAAGTACAGCAGATCTTATATCAGAAGAGACACCAAACTATCAGTATGTAGCAGGTAGATTAATCAACTATCATTTGCGTAAGCAAGTATATGGCACATTTGAGCCACCGTGTCTTTGTGATATTGTACAAAAAAATATTGATGATGGCTTTTATGATTCAGAGTTCACAGACCTCTACACCAAAGACGAAATAAATCAATTACAATCTTATATCAAACATGAACGCGATGAAGATTTGACTTATGCGGCTATGGAACAGTTCCGTGGCAAGTACCTAGTACAGAACAGAGCAACTGGTCAAATTTACGAAACACCGCAAGTAGCATACATGATGATTGCGGCTACATTGTTTGGTAGATATCCTGAAAAGAAAAGAATGGCGTATGTGAAAGCATACTACGATGCTATCAGCACATTTAGAATTTCCTTGCCTACGCCAGTTATGGCAGGTGTGCGTACACCACAAAGACAGTTTAGTAGTTGTGTACTAATTGAAACTGATGACAGTTTAGATAGCATTAACGCAACGTCTAGTGCTGTAGTTAAGTATGTAAGTCAAAAAGCAGGCATTGGCATAGGTGCAGGTAGCATTAGAGCAATTGGCTCGCCTATTAGGAGTGGAGACGCAACTCACACAGGAGTTATCCCCTTCTATAAACTATTCCAATCAGCAGTTAAGAGTTG